ACCAGATCGCTCCAACCCGGATCATCACCGCACGGCGACGCCTCCATTATCACGCGAATGGCGATAGCGATCGGTTCAGGATCGACCACACCATCAACCACACGATTGGTAAGGATGAACTCGTTTGTCGAAAGCGGCATCACAAAGCCTGCCCGAATATGAGTGCGGTATTGGAGGCGGTCAGGTTCGAGCATCCGGTCGTGCTGAAAGCGACCAGTACTCCCTGCTGGAACAGGAGCGGCGACGACCACTGCTGGAACACAAAGCCGTTCACAGCCACGGGCGCACACCACATCACACAGGGCCGGGTAGCAGCCGGGCCGTTGCACATGCCGAGCGCCCCGTTCGCTGGCAGCGTCGTAGCGTCGAGCACCATCGCAAAACCAGCACTCGCCGCGGCTTTCACGGTCAGCGACAGCAGGCTCTTCTTTGGGGCAGTGAAGACGAACGAGGCGGTGCCATCGGTCGATGCCTGCCCATCCACCGCGTACTGGTTCAGCGGTAAAGGGAAGGTCTGCGCGTTCGCGATCTACCCAACCAGCACGAGGGCGAGCGCCAGCAGGATGTGTTTCATCGGGCCGGGCCCTTACCTGCGGCCAGCTGCGGTTCCGGCTGCTTGACCGGGCGCGGCGTGCCGGGGAAGCCCGGAAGATAGCGGTCGTCGTAGTCGTCTCGGCCAACCCCGAGCAGTTGCTGTAAATTTACCGGCAGCTGGTCGACCGGGTTCATGCTGCCGTTGTTTTTCGCCAGCCGTTCTGCCTCGGCGCGCAACATCGTTTCGGCCTCCTCGTCGAGTGCAACCATCTGCAGGGTCGCGCTCACGATCGGGTACGCCGTGTTGTCGCCGACCTCGGTGCCGCGCTCGTCGCCGAGGTGATGGTTCTCCTGGTCTCCCGGGAGGCAGACATCGGTGTTGAGATCCTTGTGGCGCAGCTGGTGCGCCACTAGCAGTCGAAATCTTGCCATAACGCTCTCCTGACGAGCCCGGTGCGCCACAGGGGACAGAGACGCACCGGGCTCTACCCGCCGGCAGCTCAGCCCTTGGGATATTGTTCCTCGTTGGGTTTGGTCGGACGCACGTCGTTCTTGTCGGGCGGCTTCGCCGTCGCCGGCCCTGGCGAGGGGTGCGTGACGCCGCCGCGCGTCGGCGAGGCCGTAGCGGTGCTCGACGGCTGCCGCGCTGGTCCCGGCGGCGCTACAACCGGCGCTCCCCTCGGAGGGAGCGTTGGGGCCATGTCCGCCTCGCCTCGCTTGCCCTCGCTGCGCTCCTTCTCCCAGTCGCGCTCGAGGCGTTGCTGCTCGGAGACCGGCTTCGAGTTTTCGTCGAGCTTCTTCTGCTCCTCGGCTTGCTGCTCGTGGGCCTTGCGGGCCTCCTCGGATTGGCCGCGCTCCCAAGGCGGATTGAGCCCGTAATTGCGCTGATGCACTTCGCGCACCTTGGCGCGCGAGGCGTCGTCAAGCCCCTCCATCGTCGTCGACGGCTCCATGTCTTTGCCGTCGGCGTCCTTCCACGGGTACGCCGTGTCGTCGCCGACCTCGGTGCCCTCTTCGAGGAGCTGGCCGTCAGCGAGGACTTGCGGCGCCAATAGTTTGTATTTCATGGCGATTTCCTCAATTTGGAACTACAATCCCGGCCGGGTAGGTAACTTGGTCCTGACGGTCGAGAACCAGATACGCGGTAATCCCGCCAGCGCCGTGGGTGCCGGCCGAGACATACTGCAGCCGGTAAAAGCGCGGCAGTGGTGCGCCTGGTGGCGGCCTCGGCACGTCGATCGCCAGCAGGTAGCGACCGGCGATCAGATCGGCCTCCAGTACCGCAGCGCTCTCGGCATAGGTCGTGTACGTTCCGGGTGTCCCCGAGCCGCTGTCGGGGGCGCCCTGGAATTGCACCTGAAGCGAGGTGCCTCCGGTGAAGGAGGTCTTCACCGCGCACATCAGTTTGATCGCCGGGTTGTCGCCGATGCCCATATCCCTGTGGTTCGCCAGGTCTACGACATTGGTCGATTGCTGCGTGCCGGTGGTCGGAGTATCAACCGCGCCCGTGACGCCAGGGGCGCCGGTGAACTGGAGGGCTCCATCTAAAATCATGACTATCTCCTCGATTTGACTTGCGGTCAGACGATGCGTGCTTCGTTGGACAGGATTGCGTCGCAGGTCCGAACCGGAATGCCGCGGAACATCGTCACGACCTTGCCGTTGTACTCCTGCATCGTCAGCAGAACATTCGTCTTGTTCATCGCCTGCAGGTCCAAATACGTGCGTACCACTCGGTTGGCGTAGATTACAGTACTGCCCATCGAGCCCTGGATTGACGGGGCGTCCGAGGTTTGTATTGCGGTGGCGGCGGGGGATGCCGTCGGTAACCGATACAAGCCGCGAACGATCGCATTAATCAGATTGGCGGCCGATGCGCCGTTCAACAGCGTGACATCGATATTCGCCATCCGCACATTGTACCGCCAGTCTCGAACACTAAGGCCTATTTCCCATTTGTACCGATCACGCATCGCCATGTAAGTATTGCCGTTGGTATCCTGCACCGGCCATTCGCCCATGTCGAAGTGCTGCAACCCCGTCACCTTGTTCATCGGGAAAATGCCGTGGGTTGTGTTTTCGCCCCAGGTGACAATCCACACGCTTGTGTTTGTCCCGGCGGTCCCTCCCATGTCGACGACGTTGGCGGCGCTGGCTGCGTTTGCCGTGTTGACAGTCGAATAGCGTGGCGCGAAACCAGTGAAACGCTCAGGGTTGATCGCCTGATTACCGTAGATCAGCGTTTGTGCGACCTGCTGGTTCATACCCTCGAGGAAGGCCATATTCTCGCTGGCCCGGAAGCTATCCTTGTCGGCAGCGAGGTCGACAATGTCTTTGTCGATTTGAGCGAATGCCTCCAGGTTGCCGCAGGTGTCGACAACTTGCGCTGTCGTGCTACGGCTTGAGGGGACACCATAATTCAACATACGCCACGTTGCGGTCGGCAACCCGGTTCGTTGGGTCGTCTTGTGTCCGGTGGGCAAATTGCCCTGGATCACCAGCATGTCGAGCAAGATCTCGTTGGTCTGCGAGAGCAGCTCGATGATCGTGCCAACTCGGTAGTTGTCCTCGATGCGCTTCGCCCAGTCGGCGTAGGTGAATACGTTGCTAAGTACTGCCATGTGTCAGATCCTCATGCGTGTCTCGGTTCGTCTACTCCCGTCTCCCGTAGAAGACTTCGCCGAGCGTTTGCGGTGCGCGGGATGTATTGGCGGGGCTTCCTTGGATCGGGCCACCTTCGCTGAAGGCCTTTGCTATGTTTATAAAGGTCTTCACGATGGATTTACGATTTCCTCCGCCTGTGAAAGCCAGATCCTTGAGAAGGTCTGGATCGCACAGCCCGGAGCCTTTCACAAAGCGTGCAAAGGTTTGTAAACCCGGCTCGAGTTTATCGCCGCCAATGTCGGGGTCTGCCCTGACTTCCGCTTGCCAATCCTCTTGCGTTTTGGCCCATTCGGCTGATTGCTTTTGGACGCTCGCCTGGATCTGCTTCGCATGGAGATCTACAAGGGCTTGTGCTTGTGAAGCAGTAAGATTCTGCTCCTTAGCAAGGTTCGTGAAATCGCCAAAGAGGACATCATCTTTCGTCATGCCCTCGGGAATGGTTATCTTTTCGGGGTCATACGGCTCCGGTGCAGGCGCGGTCTCATTATCTTCCGCCTCGCCCAGAAGCGAGGACGGATCGCCTTCACCGTTCGGTTGGACTGCCGGAGTGTCAGCTGGTGTCGGCGCCGTCGTCTCCGCTGGTGGGGTCGTAGTCTCCACTGGGGGCGTCAGCACCGCGTTGTCGCTCACTATTAGTCTCCTTCAGCATCTGCAAAAACATGTCCGGGTTGGCCTCGACGATCTCCGCTTGGAGCTTGAGCCCCTGGTTGCGTTCCCCTTCGAGGAAGGCCATGCGGATCGAGTTGGTGGCGTAGCTGCTGTCCCAGACGTGACATGCCGCGAGAAAATCACGCATCCAGCGCCGCCCGGCCGGATCGCTCATCAGGCGGCTCAGTGCCTGTAGCTCCTCGACGCGCCTCGGGTTAGACCGCGCCACCGCCGCCTCCACCCAGCATCAGCTGCAGCGCATTGGCCCCGCCCCCGACCTCGGTCTCGGAGAGGGTCTTGGCGCCCTGCGCGGCAGTGCTCGCCAGCGCCGCCGCTTGCGCTATTTGTTTTTCCTGCTCGCGGGCCTGGCGCATCTGCGCGACCTCGTCGTCGCCCACTACAATCTTTGGCGAGACTCCAAGCGCCGCGGCATATTCATCTATTGTTTGATCTGGATCTAGTTTATCCAATATATCTGGTCTGACCGCGGCCAGGTTGCCGGCAAACCCCCAGAGCTTTTCGATGCCCGCGGTCGAGATACCGCGCTGCGCCATCGACAGCATAGAGATGTAATCGACCTGGATGTGCTGTGTTCGATCGCGCAGCGTGTCGGGCGGCGCCGGAAACAACTGCCCGCGCAGCATGATCCCCCACACTCGGTCGATCGCTGAGCCCAAGCCCTCACGACTCGACAAAATCCGCTCAAGGACCGGCCCCAGCAACACCAGCTTCTCTTCTCGGCGCGCATCGATCTCGGTAGCGGTTCTCACCGTTTGTAAATCGGTGATGCCGGTAAACAAATCATTGTGAAAAATTATTTTGATGCGCTGCTGGATCTCGCGGATATCCTGCATCATCTCGGCGATCGGAGGCATGACCGTGTAAATCGGCCGGGCGCCTTCGCGATCCCGCGAGAGCCCGCTTACGTAGGTCGTTCCGCCCGGCAGCAGGCTCATGGGCTGGTTCTTTAATTGAACATCAGCTAACAGAGGCGGATTGACCATTTTATCTATCGCTTGGGCCTTACGCCGCGTCTCCTGCTGGAGCTGCTTGATGTCGCCGAGCGCGTCCATTCCGGGGCTGCGCCCATAGGGATCGTTGCTCTGCACGTCCCAGCGCGGCGCCATCACGGGCCAGTCATAGAAGCCCTTCGCACGCAGCAGGGTGTTATTCGCCGAACCGATCTCCCAATACACTTCCCGGTACGGGAATTTCTTTGCCACCAAGCCGAACTCTCCCATGTTCTTCTCGATGATGTGGCCGATCATCTTCTCACGCGACTTCAGCGCCCCATCTTTGTAGCCGTCGCGCACCTCTTTCGAGACCTTCTCCTCTCCGAACTCCTCGACCATCTGGCAGTAGGTCAGAGTGAACTCGCGCGCAACCGTGCCGACCTCGAGTTGGTTATTCAGGTCGAAATAAAACTCGCCGAGACACGGGTTGAAGCAATGGATTACGTTGTCGTAGTTCTCGTAAATGATGACGCAGGCAGAACCAAACACCACCAGGTCGAAGTACATTATCGCCATCGCCTGGTAAAAGTTCGATGCCTGGAACACCGCCATCATCCGGCGTTCGCAGTCCGACAGCCAGCTTTGGACCTCGTAATCCTCCTCGTAGCCCTCTATGCGGAGCTTGAACCACGGCCTCGTGGGCGACGTGATCCCGTTCATCATCCCGGCGCTCAGCGTTCGCGCCGCAAGAGTTCCGGTAGAGTCGTTGATGATGTTGTTGATCTGCGAGCCGCGCGCCATATTGTTAGAAACCACCAGCCAGCGGTAGCGGCGTGGCAGGATGAAATCGGCCAGATCGCGCCAATGCACGAGCCAGCTCATCCGCGTGGTCCTCATACCTGCGACGCGACCGTTGGCGTATGTGCGGTAGGCTTCGCTCACTGACTAATAACCCAACAATGGCTTGTTCTTGAGTTCTACAGCACCTGACGGGGTGCCCATTGGCCCGGTTAGTATGGTGTTGGACAGCGAGCCGAACCGGCCAACATTGGTGTTGGGTTTAATCGCTGCCTGCGAGGCGTAGGTTGGCGGGCTTGCCGGCGGCGGCGGCGGATCAGGTGGTCTACGAGAGCCTCCTCCTCCAAACATTATGCTTGACTCCTTTGGCAAGGGCATGGAGGGCGACGCCCGCGCCACCATAACCACACAGCAAAGCTTAGGCCGGCAACGAGTAGCGGGGCTTGTTCGCGTAACGCCGTGAGCAGTTGCTCTATCATCACTTTGCGTCTTGCATCACTTGTTCAAACATTGCTCTATTACCCTATTCAAAATGGCAAGGCGCTGGTCGTTCTGGTGTTCGGTAAAGGTCAGGACCAGCCACAGAAACACCATATTCATCAGTACAAGAACTATAAAGGCTGGCGGTAAACCTCCAAGCGCAACCTTGAAAGTTTCAACCCAAGTGCTCACTGTTTCGCTTCGAGCGCGGCCAGCTTGAGGGCGAACAACTCGTCGTACCGCACCCCCAGGCGGCTACCGCCCTGCGTCACAACGCGCTTCTCTCCGGTCGGCTCGCCCGAGTTGTCGAGCGCGTCCTCATACTCGGTGTCCCACTCGTCGTAACAGAGGACGCCGTACCTGAAGGCATCGAGGCCCTCGGCTTCAAAGGCTTCGCGAACCTGTTGCCCCAGAGCGCCAAAGTGGAGCCGGGCGCCGTCGCCCTTGCGCTCCACTGCGTCGCGAAACTTGAACTGGGAGAAGCTAATGCGTGAAACGGCGCGCAGCGCTGCCTCGTCGATGTCGGCGACATCCTCCTTCTCGCGCTCGTCGCTGGTGCTGATCGTGCCACTGGCGGCGTACACAACCGACCACCGATCGCCGGCGCGGCCGAGCGTTATCGTATTATCACCGCCTGGATGGACCGCTAGCCCCGAGATACTAAGGCGTGTTGCACCGCCGGCCCGCAAAGACAGCGTACCCGTTGAATTGCCATGCCCGATGCCTCCCTCAGTGCCGCTATCCGCAGAGCCAAAATACAATGTCGGCTGTCCCGCGTTGTCCGCCACCAGGTACATTACCGCGCCAGCCTGACGTTCCCAGATGGCGACCGTGGCGGCAACCGGGTTCCACTTACGAACTCGATCGCGCACGAGAGAAATGTCCTTGGCCGAGTTAGTGCTGACGACCGCCCCGATGATCCGGTTGGAGGTGTACTCGTTGCCCAAATGTGGATAGGTCGCGAGTGGAAATGTCGTCAGGTCTGTCTGTGCTATGCCGTTCTGCGGGTCGGAGAGGATCGCGGCAACGCTGGTCCCAAGATCGACGAACATATTGCGCGAGATGCGGTTGTCCGCGGAGTTGTTGCTCTGAAAAATCCCGGCCGACGTGACCTCGTTGTACCGGAACGGCCCCGATACGTAGTTGCCGTCTACCGAGGCCCCGTTGATGTACTGGTCGAGATAGATACCGTAGGTATCCGGCGCGTAGATCGAGTTGTTGCTGACCCGGACGTTACAGTTTGCGGCTGTCGCGCCAACCGTGCTGATGTTCTCCAGCCATATGCCGGTCGAGCAATACTTGATCTGGTTGTCGCTAATCAGTACGCGCCCGTCTACGCGACCGGGGCCTTGGCTCGTGCCGTTGGCGTACCTGATACCATAGGGGAAATTGTCGATCGTGTTACCGCTGATGACACTTTCCTGCGACCACCCATCAGAGACCGCGATCCCATAGGCATACCCAATTGGCACACCGTTCACCACATCGTCGATGCGCCCCCAGCCGATCAGCACATTATCCGTCACGACCGACATGCGCGAGCGGGCTTGAATGCCGCTGCGGCAGTTAACGAACTGGTTGTTCGTGAAGGATACGCCGTAACAACCGCTGTGGGCGGTTGCGCCCTGCGTACCATTTCCGACCGAGCGGCAGTTGTTTATGTAGGCACCGACCGAGGGATAGTCGTAATCGGAATATGTTATGTCGAAGCCCTGCGTCCCGTTGATATCGACGCATCCCTGGAAACCGCAGTTCCACCCAGAGACTACTTTGTACGGGGTGTAATATGCGTGGTTCTCCGGGAACTCGGTTTCAACATCGGCGATGTTGCCGGAGTGTCGCGTCGTACATTGGTTTGCTTCGCAAATATGGCTTCTGAAGAAATAAACCGGAACGCCTTGTTTGTCTGCCATCTCGAAATGGCACTGTTCGACACGGCAGTATTTGGCCCAGTCGAAAGCCAAGCGGTTGGTCCCGCCACCGGCGATGAACCGGATACCCTTGACCTTGACGAACCTAGTCCAGTTTACCTTTTGCACGGTGGCGCTGGGTCGGGCAAAGCCTGGGTCAGCTACCGTGTCACCGTGACCAGCAGGCTGGTAGCCGCTCCACCGCAACGGTGGGGTGAACTCGAACTGCGTGGACGATACGATCTTTTTGACAGTGACCGGCTCAGCAAAATAGGTGGCGTGGGCACCCGCCACCGGGTCGCCGAGCTGCAGGTCGGCTGAGTCGGAGTGCAATGCGTTCCTCTGCGAGACGATCAGATAGTCGTTTTCGACGACGGCCCCGTGCGCGGTTGTTGTAGCGCACTCATAATCCGCCCGGCCCATCGCCACCGATATCGGCACCTCCGCGCCAATGGTGCCCTCGACTGTCATGAAATTGCCGGAGGTTTGGGCCGAATAGTCGAGTGTTGTGCCGTGTCCCTCCAGTAGGATATTGGATTTGAGAACGAGATCGCCTGTCGCCTTGTAATTGCCGGGTGACAGGAGGATGTGCCCGCCAGTGAGATCCAGGCTATCGACCGCTGCCTGGATCTCTGGGATGACATTGTTGGGGTTGGCCGCTGCCGACAGATCTATAGCGATCGTGCGGTTGATGGTATCGACTGAGATATCGACGCCGCCGGCGGTCCACTTGACACCATCCCAGGTCCAGCTCGCGGCGCCGTTGTTGTAGGTCTCGCCGTATACAGGTGCGTCGGGAAAGTTAATCATCGCGATTCCAGTTCCTCAACCTTAGCGGAGAGTTCGCGAACCGCTTGCCACAGCGTTGCGACCAAATCTGCAACGCTCAGCGCGGCTACGCCATCAGGGCCGCGCTCGTGTCCGCCCCACTCCCGGCCCATGACCCGCTCGATGTCCTGAGCTACAAAGCCCCAGCGCTTCCGGTCGTAGAAGCCGGGTGGCGCTCCAGGCGGGGCGACGCCCTCTTCGGCTTCGTGCGGTTCCGGCTTGTTGAAGCAGAATTGTTTCGGCTCGACCCGCTCGACCAATTCCAGGCAGCCCTGCGGCACTGGCTCGATGTCGCGCTTCACGCGTTCGTCACTGGTCAACAGGACGTTGTTGCCGTACACCGAGACCGCGTTGACCGTCCCGGCGCCCTTGTCGCCCCCAGTCGGCGAACCCCAGGTCATCCCGCCGCTGGCTTGAATGTCACCGGCTGCCGTCAGTGTGGTTGTGGTGTTTGGTGTGGTGTAGAAGCGGAACCGCGCTCCTTGCGCCCCCGTAG